TACCTGTAAATGAAGCTGATAGAACTTCAGTAGCTTTTTCAAAATCTCCACCCTCTCCAAATAATTCTCTAAATTTTTTTTTTGTATCTTCTGTTGTAACCTGTACTCCAGCTTTAAATCCTAATAATGCTCTAACACCTCTTTCTCTAAATAAATCTGCACTACCAATACCTGAAGAAAATGATCTCTGTATTTGTTCTGCTGTTGTTCTAAAATCTAATCCTGTAACTGATGCAACATTACCTGTTATCTTTAAAATTTCATTTAGTTCTTCTGCGTTTTTTGTAACAACTGCTAAGTTTCCAGCACCAGCTTGAATTTCCTCTAGTGAAAAAGGTACTCTACTTGCAAAATCAATTAACCCTTGAAAAGCTTTATCTCCCTCTTTGACACCTTTAAATAAAAAAGCAAATCTTAATCTAAGTTGTTCAACAGTTGAGCCAACATTTAAAATTGATTTAATAGCAAGTCCACCACCAATACCTATTATTGCTGATTGAACAGAAAATACTGCACTTCTTAAATTTGTTAATCCAGCCCTGACACCATTAAAAGCTTGTTTAGTTTTATCTTTTGCTAATATATTTAATACTAAATTTTGTGCCATTATTTGTGCCTTGTTTTATTCATAGCTATTGTGTGTTCTTCTTGTTCTAATAAAAGATAGCCTAGCCAATGGTTATACTCCCATTCTTCCATTTGTAAAACATCTCTTAGAGATATTTTTAATCTATCGGCTACAATAAAACAATTCTTTAATTGAGGGTCAGATTTTAGTTTTTTTTTACCTGTTCAGGATTGATAGCTTGTACCATAGCAGTTGCTATCCTAGACAATACATCAGAATCTACTTTGTGCATCAAAGCAAGTTTATCTTCTAAAGTAAATATTTTGTTGCCATCTTTATCTATTGCTTTCATTACTAAAATATCAGCAAGAATACTAACATCATTAAGATTGTCTGACTTTCTAAAAAGCTTATTTTTTTCAGATAAAGTAATTGGAGTCCAATATATTACACTTGGATTACCAGCTTCGTCTTTCCATTCTTCTACTTCTATGTGTTGAACACCTAGAGACTCAAAATGAGATTTTGCAGAGTCTATTAACTTCATAAAGTCTTATTAGACAGTACCTCTAGTTAATGCTCCTGTACCTTGAAATGTAACTGATCTAGTAGTAATTCCATCTAAAGGAATACTAACACTCATTCCTGTAACAATCCCTGTTCCTGTGAAACTTTCATCTCCTGAAGCATTACCCTCTGGTAACAAAACAAAAGAGATTGAACTTCCAGCAGTTAAAGTTTGTTGTGGAGAGTCAGTTTCATCATAACTCATTTCTAAAGTTCCTGAAAATGATGTTCTTCCAGCAACAAAAGATTTAGTTGCATCTGTTAAAGCTGTATCTTCTACAACATCAGCAGTAGTTTCTAATGTGAAACCTGTAAGTTCGCCTATACCTGTTCCACCAGCAGTAACTACTCCTTCTTTTCCGTGATGTGTTGCCATTTTTTATCCTTATTAGTTTTTGGTTTATTTTCTTGCTCTTGTTTATATCCAAGTGCAATAAAATTTTCAAGTTGAGTTTCGTTTATTACAACTTCATTCCCATCTTTGTATAATTTAATATCTTTAGCCATAAAGTCTTTTACTATTTATCATCCTCATCGTCAATATCTTCATCATCTATATCTTCATCAAAATTTTCTTCTGAGTCATCTTCCCATTTTTCATCTTCTTGATCTCTTAAATCGGCTAACAAATCTTTGACTTCTTCACACATAATAGATTCTTTGTCATGCAACTTTTCTATCGCATCAATTTTTTTTTCTATTTTATCTATAATTTTATCTTTAATTGTCATATCTTATTCCTTTTCTATGGTGTACCAGCTTGGAACTCATAAGTACATCTAACAACCATTCTTATACCACCAATCGGAAACAATGTTCCCTCGTCTGTTTCTACTGATGTAACTTCAGTATCAAGTGCGTTTGATGATCTAGTAATATCAGATTCTAATGCAGTTTCAATAGCTGTAATAAGTTGATTTCTAAGTGTATCTATGTTTGATTCAGCACCTTTTACAAATCCAAGTATAGCAAAATCAATATTGCCTATTCTTGTCTTAGCACCACTTCCTAATTCTGCATCTTCTCTAGTTTCTTCTGATGTTTGCACTATTACTGCTGGATATTGTTTATCTGATAATTCGTCTAATTGAAATGGTTGTCTAGTAGCTTTCTTAATTGTTATTGGGCTACTAATACCTGAAATTGTTGATAATAGATTTGATGCAATATTTTCTCGTACACTCATAACTTCATTTTCTTTAATTCTTTTTCAACAAATCTGTTGAATTGTTTGTTTATAATCTTTTCTGTTCTATTGTTAAAGGCAAAAAATTCTCTTTTAGGCTCATTTAAAACTTGATTAAATAATGCTCTCTGTCTCATCTGTGCATTACTAAATGATATAGAAACTTTATTTCTACCTGTTTTTTTTATAGTTCTATTAGATGGTGTTAATGCACCTAACATTCTTCCTGTATTAAACAAATCAACATTAGTTGGTTTTCCCTCTCTTTGTAATTGTTTTAAATAACTAGCAGAATATGGAGCAAATGGTCTATCTCTAAAATCAACCCCTTTTGCTGTCTTAGTTCTAACAATATCTAATAGCTGGAATCCACCTTGTAAAATACCTTTATCAATAATTGATGGAAATTTACTTTGTAATCTTTGAAATCTTTTTTCAATAGCTTTAGCATTTGTTTTAATCTTGATGTCTAAAGCCATTATCTAGTCAATCTTCTAAAACCATGTAAAGGCTCTCTTTCACTTACTTGTATAGTGCCATCTGCTGTAGCATCATATTCAACACCATCTTCAAGTATAGATCGCCATTCCTTATTGTATTCTGACATATAATACTCAGCCATTCTTTCAAATCTGTCTTTTTCTGTCTCAGGTCTAAATTTAGTTAATGCTGGACAAAAGAATCTACCTAAAAATAGATATACTCCAGCTCTCTCAAACTGATCTAAATTAACTTTTGTGTTTTCCATTTCAGCAGTATTAAGAACTGTAATATCTGTATATACATTTTGTTTATAAACAGACCACCACTCAGTTCTAAGCTGTCTTAAAATATCGTTTGTTGTTTGTGCAAAGAAATTTACTGTTTCTGTATCTGTTGCAGATATACCAAATCCAAAAGCATCAGGTTGATACTTAGTGACATCACTTGCAGTTATTACATTCGCACCTGTATAATTAGCCATAAACTACTTCCAAATAAAATATGCTACAATTAAAACTAATGGTATTGAGTACATAGGGTTATTTTTAGCTTTTACCCATACCCACTTTGACCACTTTTTAGCTTTCATCATTATAATTTTGTTCATTTCTTTTTCCTTGTTTTTCTTTTTTTGGGTTTAAGTTCAACTACTTTATCAGAAATGTCTTTTACTGTCGCTTTTTTAATTTGTTTTTTTACTTCATCTACAGGAGCAAAACCTCTTTTTTTAAAATGATTGATATTAGCTTCGTATTGGTCTTTTGCTCTTGTTATAGTTTTGACACCATTTGTTAATCTAATATTCATAAATTCTCCTTTTGATTATCAGGGAGATTGCTCTCCCTGATAAAAGTACGATTATTGGATTGATGAATCTACATTCAATTCAACACCATAAGTATCGTTTAGTTCTCCTGTACCATATACAGCAGTTGCTACAATCTCATCTGCTCTTAGAGAAGCATCTCTTTGAGTTTCAATTTTAAGGTCTTGCATCATAGCTAACGCTAATGCGTCTCTATGGAATATTGCACCTTTGTAATCTCCTGTTGTACCAGGGTTATTTCCTGAGTTGTCAGCCATATTTGAAGTTTCAAATATTGGAACACCAGCTACATTACCAACAAAGCCTGTTGTTAAAGCTTCGTTTGATAATGGTGATTCTCTACCAACAAATGTGTTTGTCAAATTACTTTTTAAATCAAACGCATTTAAAGGATGGAATACACCAGCTAAGTCTGACATTGGAACTGCATTTTTTCTAAGTATTGCTACTGCATTAAAAATGTTAGCCGCACTTAAAACTGCTGTTCCATCATTAACTTCTTGTGAGAAACCATCAAATAACGCAGTTAAATCTGTGTCAA